CGTACTTCAAGGCAAGGGCGATGATCTTGGTGTTAGAGCAAATTATATTGTATCTAATGTTTCAGATTACAGACGAGATTGCGTTGCATATCTTTCACCATCTTTAGAAGCAGTAGTTACTGAAGTAAAAACTCAAGCTAAGATGGATAATGCTATTGAATACCGTAACCGAATTCAGAACTCTTCTTATTGGTTCATGGATAGTGGTTATAAATATAGGTATGATAAGTACAATGATGTATATCGTTGGACTCCATTAAACGGTGATATGGCAGGTCTTTCAGCAAGAGTAGATCCTTGGGAATCCCCAGCCGGTTACAGAAAAGGTATCATTAAAAATATCGTTAAGCTAGCGTTTAACCCAAGCAAAACACAACGTGATCAGTTATATAGCGCGGATGTTAATCCAGTTATGTCTCAGGCAGGTCGTGGAATTGTATTATTTGGTGATAAAACAGGTCTAGGTCTTGCAAGCGCATTTGACAGATTAAACGTTCGTAGATTGTTTATCTCTGTTGAAAAAGCAATTGCCACTGCGGCAGAAGGTTTCTTGTTCGAGTTCAATGATGACTTTACTCAGACTCAATTCAAGAACATAGTCGATCCATTCCTTAGGGATATTCAAGGTCGACGTGGAATTATTGACTACAGAGTTGTTTCAGACTCTAGCGTTAATACACCCGATATCGTAGATGCAAACAAGTTCCGTGCAAGCATATTCATTAAACCAGCACGTTCTATTAACGTTATTGAATTAACATTCGTAGCAACTAGAACCGGCGTTGAGTTTGACGAAATTGTTGGTCAGATAGCTTAATAAATATATTAAAAAGGAGAAAGACACATGGCATTTAATATCAACCAGTTCAAATCAGAACTCGTCGGTGGCGGTGCACGTCCTACACTCTTCCAATGTCAGATCACCAATCCGGTTAATACCACTGCCGACATTAAAGTACCATTTATGGTACGGGCAGCTGGGATTCCTGAGTCCACAGTAGGTCAGTACTCTGTACCTTACTTTGGACGCCAGGTAAAATATGCTGGAGATAGAACATTCGCGGACTGGACTGTAACTGTAATAAACGACGAAGACTTCGCTATTCGTAACGCAATGGAAGAGTGGATGAATTTCATTAACTCTCACGATTCAAACTCAAGAGGTTTACCTCAACAGTACAAATCTAACGGGCAAATCACCCAGTTTAGTAAAGATGGTTCGCCATTACGTACTTATGTTTTTGAAGGCATGTTCCCCATTGCAATCGATGGCATTCAAATGGATTGGTCCGCTACTGATTCAATTGAAGAATTTAGTATTACTTTCCAATATGATCTATGGCGAGTTGAAGGTAACACCGGCGTACCGACTACATAATTATTATAATATGAGGAAAACAAATTGAGATTATTTGGATTTGAAATAAACAGGGAAAGCGAGGAGGTCGTACCACCGGTCTCCTTCGCTGAACCACAAAATGATGACGGTGCTATTACCGTCGGCAACGCTGTGGGTGGATTCTACAGTACTATTCTAGATTTAGAAGGTACTGCAAAGACTGAATCCGAACTTGTAACTAAATATCGTGGCTTGGCTATGAATCCTGAAATTACTCAGGCAGTAGATGAGATTGTTAATGAAGCAATCTCGGTAGATCTTAAAGATAAAGTAGTCGACATTATTATGGACGACACAGATTTACCAGACAAAGTTAAAGAAAAAGTATCAGAACAATTTCAAGAAGTCCTAAGTTTACTAGACTTCACTAATACCGGTTATGATATGTTTTCAAAATTTTATGTAGATGGCAGAGTTAACTTCCATTGCATAATTGATAACGACAATATTAAAGAAGGTATACGAGAATTACGTTATGTAGATCCTCGTAAACTTAAGCTTATTCGTGAAATGGATAAGAAAAACGTCGATAAACATTCAGGCGTACCAGTTAAAAGAGTAAGAGCTGAGTACTACATGTATTCAGAAAATGGTTTTGGCAGTGAAAAAGGATCAGGAACATCCGGTTCTCAAGGTTATAAGATCGCTAAAGATTCTATAGCTCGTATAACATCAGGTCAAATGAGTGAGAATAATGCACTTGTTCTTAGCCACTTGCATGCTGCTATTAAACCAATTAATCAGTTAAGGATGTTGGAAGATGCGACAATCATTTATACTCTTACACGAGCTCCTGAACGAAGAGTGTTCTACATTGACGTTGGTAACTTACCTAAATCGAAAGCTGAGCAGTATATAAGAGATATGATGGTTCGTCATAAGAACAAGCTTCAGTATAATTCAGCAACTGGTGAAATATCTGATTCTCGTAAAATGATGACTATGACTGAAGACTTTTGGTTCCCACGTCGTGGTGGTGAGCGCTCAACTGAAGTTGATACAATTGCAGGTGGTAATGCTGGTGGTTTAACAGATGATACCAATATGCAATACTTTCAACGTAAACTATACAAATCGCTTAAAGTTCCATTATCACGTTTAGAGCCAGAAACAATGTATTCGTTTGGTCGTGTTTCTGAGATTACTCGTGATGAACTTAAGTTTGGTAAATTCATTCAGCGTTTAAGAAATCGTTTCTCGTCTCTGTTTACACAGATCTTAGAAAAGCAATTGATTCTTAAAGGTATTATGACACCCGAAGAGTTTGCTGAAATTAAGAACCAAATACGATATGACTTTATTCAGGATAACTACTTTACTGAATTAAAAGACGCTGAGATTACTCGTGAAAGATTAACAACTTTAAGAGAAGTTGATGAACACATTGGTACATATTATTCTAAAGAGTGGGTTCGCAAAAATGTTTTACGTATGTCTGATGAAGAAATTAAGGATATGGAAAAACAAATCGCCGCAGAAGTAGAAGCAGCACCTGACGAAGAACCAGAAGATGATCAGGATCAGGAGCCAAAACCCTTTAATGGATAAATATAATCAAATTAAAACAAATTTAGGAGATTTCAAATGAAGTCCTTTAGTAAATACATTTCAGAAGTTGCTCAGCCTAGAGAACGCGGTGCTGAAGAAGAGCAGGCTTTCAAGGATCAGCATACATATGAAGTTATTCCGCATCCAGTTGCGTTAGACACACAATTTACTGGTGATATTCAGAAGCCACAAGCTATGAGACCTGCAGATAATAAAGGTGATCATACATACGATAAAGCCTATGCAGCAAATGTTACTGGTTTCGAAGAATTCGACGAATCAGTAGAATCAGTAGATGAAGGCATGATGGATAACATCAAGAAAAAAGCTAATGACATGAGACGTAACGTTATAGGTCTAAGCCAAGCAGAAAAAGATGCTGCTAAAAAGAAACAAATGGCTAAGCAACATGCTAGTACAATGAAGAACATTGGTTCAGCTATGGGTGCCGTTGCTAAAAAAGATAAAGCTGCAGAAGTAGCTAGACTTAAGCAAGGCCTAAAAAATGTTGAAAATCAAAGAAAAGAATCTGTAGAGCTTGAAGAAGATGCAACTCATTCTGATAAGCACATTAATATGGCTATTGGTATTGCATCTGATAAGAGATATAAAGGCGGCAATATGACTGGCGCTGTTAAGGCAATGAATAAGATGAAGCCTGGTATTTCAGATCATCCAAAAGTTGCAGCAGTTTTAAAAAGACAAAACGAAGCACTTTCTCCAAAGCAAAAAGAGATTGATCACGACAAAGATGGTGATATCGATGGTAAAGACTTAGCAGCTTTAAGAGCAAAAAAGAAAAAGCCACTTGCAGCTTCATATAAAGAAGAAGCAGATTTAGAAGAAGGTTCAATCAAAGGTTCAGGTACTGATCGTAAATCAGTATTAAAGAAAGCATATCGTTCTGGTGAGCAAGACACACGTCAATTTAATACTCCAGGTGGTATGAGTTCTAACAAACCTAAGCGTGGATCTGATGCTACTGTTAAAAAAGCTTACCAAGCTGGTAGAGATTCTGAAGATGGCGGTAGTGCTTATAAAGGCAAGCGTCGCTCAAAGCCACAAGATGTATT